GTGAACCTTCTCCCCCCGGCGGCCTGTGCCGGGGGTCGCGCGCGAGCGGGGGTCCGATGCCGAAGCAGAAGACGTCGGTCCGCGCCGAGACTGAGGATGCCGTGAAGGCCGCGGGTCTTGAGCCGCAGGACTTCGGTGTCGCTCGGGTGCTGATCGAGCTCGCTGGCCAGGTGGACTACCTGCTCGCGAACGATGGCCTGTCGCCGGCGGGGAAGTTCGACAACGTGACGGTGCCGACGTACCTGAAGTATGCCGAGGCGCTGGGCATGACACCGGCGGCACGTGCGCGGATCGCGGCTGAGCCGAAGCGGGAGGGTGTCGGTGGCACGCTCGGCAAGCTCCGCGCGATCCACGGCGGCAAGTCGGCCTAGACGTCTCGGTGTCGAGACGCCCCGGATCTTCACCCCGCCGCTGCGGAAGCTCACGGCGAAGACGACGCTCGGGTTCGCGGTCATCGAGTTCGCGACCGATGTCCTGGGCATCGACCTGTACCCATGGCAACGGTGGCTGCTGATCCACGCTCTCGAACTGCTGCCCGACGGATCGTTCCGGTACCGCAATGTCGTCGTGCTGGTGGCCAGGCAGAACGGGAAATCGACGCTCTCGCAGGTGCTGAGCCTGTTCTTCCTGTACGTGCTGGGCACCTCGTTGGTGATCGGGACCGCGCAGGATCTGGACGTTGCTGAGGAGATCTGGCAGGGCGCCGTTGACATCGTCGAGGAGACTCCGGACCTGGACGCGCTGAAGGAGCGCGTCGTCAAGGTCAACGGGAAGAAGTCTCTGGAGCTGAAGACGGGCGAGCGGTACAAGGTGAAGGCCGCGAACCGTCGCGCCGGCCGTGGCTTGTCGGGTGACCTGATCCTGCTGGACGAGCTGCGCGAGCATCAGTCGTGGGATGCGTGGGGCGCGATCACGAAGACGACGATGGCCCGGTCGAACGCTCAGGTGTGGGCGCTGTCGAACGCGGGTGACGCGTCGAGCATCGTCCTGCGGTACCTGCGGAAGATGGCGCACGCCGCTCTCGGTGACCCGGATGGCCTGGTGGCCGGCGACGACCCGTCCGCGTTGCTTCCGGCTGAGGCCGACTTGCTGGACGCGGACCTGGACGTCGATGGGGACTTCGAGGTGGCCGACGACACGCTCGGCATCTTCGAATGGTCTGCGCCGCCCGGCTGTGACGTGACCGACCGGGACGGGTGGGCGCAGGCGAACCCGTCGCTGGGGTACTCGATCACCGAGCGAACCATCTCGTCGGCATGCCGGACGGACCCGGAGTGGGTGTTTCGCACCGAGGTGCTGTGCCAGTGGTCGGACGGAACCCTTGAGGGGCCGTTCCCGCCTGGTACGTGGGAGGCCACGACGGACCCCGAGTCGGCGATCGCGGACGACTCGCGCGTGGTGGCGTGCGTGGACGTCGCGCATGACCGGTCACGTGCCACCGTCGCCACTGCTGGGCTGCGGCCTGATGGCACTCCGCATGTCGAGGTCGTGGCATCGCGTGCCGGGGTGGACTGGCTGGTCGGGTGGTTCACCGATCCGGAGAAGCCGCACCGGGCCAAGTGGCAGATCGCCGGCCAGGTCCGCGGCGCCCCCGTCTCCGGCACGCTACCGATGCTCACCGATGCCGGGTTGACCGTCGTCGAGTGGGGCGGCACCGACCTGGGTGGGGGAACAGGCGCGTTCTACGACGCGGTCCGCGACAAGCATGTGCGGCACCTGCCGCAGCCCGTCCTGGACGTCGCCGCGGCCGTGGCCGTGACCCGACCGCTCGGTGACGCGTGGGTGTGGGACCGGAAGAAGTCACCCGCCGACATCTCACCGCTGGTCGCCGTCACGGGCGCCCTGTGGCTGCTCACCCGCCCCGAAGAGAAGCCGAAGCCCGAGCCGCGTATCCGAGTGATTGGGGAGTGAGGATGACGCCCAAGACCCAGAACGTGCTCGAAGCTGCAGGGGCGGTCAGTCTGGTTGCCGGGTTCGCAGCACTGGGATGGGTGCTCGCCGGTCCCATGCTGTGCGTCGCGTTCGGGCTGCTGGTGTTCGGGGCTATCGCTGTGTTCGCGGGGAACGCCTGATGCCCCTGATCCGCAAGGCGCTCACCAAGCCGCAGATGCGGTCCTCACGACGCCTGCCGTCCCTGACCGGGTCGTCCACCTCGTCATCGGTGTCGGTGACCCCGGAGCGGTCCCTGCAGATCGGCGCCGTCTACTCGTGCGTGCGTCTCCTCAGTGAGGCAGTGTCCTCCCTGCCGGTGGCCATGTTCGAGCGAAGCAACGGCGCGCGCACACCGATCGAGACGAACCCGATGCTCTACCTGGTGAAGGAGATGCCCAACCCGGACATCGACGCCGGCGAGCTGTGGCGCACCGTCATCGGCTGGATGCTGCTCCGCGGCAATGCCTACGTCTATGTGGAGCGCAATGGCGCCGGCGCACCGATTGGACTGTGGCCAATCGCTCCGTCGAGCGTCGAAGTGAAGCGAGTCGCGTCTGGCCGGCTGGCCTACACGGTGACGCTCGACGACACCGAGTACGCGCCGCTGAAGCAGGGCACGACGGTGCAGGCCGTGAACATGCTGCACTACCGAGCGTTTGGGCTGGGCGTCGAGGGCTTGTCACCGATCGGTTTGGCTCGTCAGTCGGTGGGAATCGCGTTCGCCGCGCAGCAGTACATGGGCGGGTTCTTCGCCCGCGACGCCTCACCTGGTGGTGTCGTGTCGGTTGACGGCACCTTGAGCGACGAGCAGTACGAGCGCCTGGTCTTGCAGTGGAAGAACCTGCACGAGGGGTTCGACAACTCCCACAAGCTGGCCGTCATGGAGGGCGGAGCGAAGTGGGAGCAGACCACGCTCCCGCCGGCTGACGCGCAGTTCATCGAGACGCAGAAGTTCACCCGGGGTGAGATCGCGTCGATCTACGGCGTGCCGCCGCACATGATCGGCGACACCGAGAAGTCCACCTCATGGGGGTCGGGGATCGCTGAGCAGGGCATCGGGTTCGTCACTTACTCCCTGCGTCCGTGGCTCAACCGGCTTGAGCGCGTCACTGGCAGACTCATCACCAGTCCCACGCTCAAGCTGCGGTGGAACGTGGACGGCCTGATGCAAGGCGACACGAAGTCCCGGTATGACGCCTACGCGGTCGGTAAGCAGTGGGGCTGGTTGTCCACCAACGACATCCGCAAGCGTGAGGACGAAGAGCCCGTCGAGAACGGCGACTCCTACCTGCAGCCGCTGAACATGGTTCCGGCCGGGACGTCCCCGGTGCAGCGCACGAGTCGCGGCACCCGCACGCGTCGTGCGGTCGAGGCACCGGCGGACGCTCAGACGGCATGGGTGACCCGGCATCGGGACGCGCTGGTGTCAGTGTTCGGCGAGCAGCGAGACGACGTGCTGGCCAACCTGCGGTCCGGCAGTACGCCGTTGGACCGTGACGACTGGGACGAGCGCCTGGCGTCTCTGCTGCTGGGACTGTCGGTGGGTTTGTCGACGGAGGCGGCGTCGCGGGTGGCGGCTGAGCTGGGTGGGGACTACGACCCGGCCCGGGCGTTGGCGTTCCTCACATCCGCAGCTGCGCGGCGCGCCTCGAACATCAACCTCAGCACGGAGAACGCGATCGACCGCGCCCTGAACGCCGCAGCCGAGGCCGATGAGGATCCAGTCGAGCACATCAACGCTGCGTTCGACGAGGCCGAGAGTTCCCGTGCCCCACTGGTTGCCGCCGCACTGGTCAACCAGATGGGCAACTTCGCTCGGCATGAGGGGGCCGTCCAGTCCGGCGCCGGGTCGAAAACGTGGATCGTCACGTCGAGTAACCCGCGTCCGTCACATGCGGTCCTGAACGGTCAGACGGTCGGGATGGACGAGACGTTCTCCAACGGCGCCATGTGGCCGGGCGACGCCGCGATGGACGTTTCCGAGATCGCCGGCTGCACATGCTCGGTCGAGTTTTCCAGAGAGGACTGACCCCATGACCAGGACGTTCGAGCGTCGAGTGTTCCCGCTCGCGGACGCGAAGATTCTCCGCGCCGACGACAAGACGGGAGGACTCAAGTTCCGCGGCCGACCCTGGGTGTACGGGCAGTTGTCCGACGACCTGGGCGGCTGGCAGGAGGTCATCTCCGCCGGCGCGGCCACCCGGACCCTCGCAGCCCACCCCGACGTGCGGTTCCTGGTCAACCACGACGCCAACCTGCTGCTGGCCCGCACCGCGTCGGGCACTCTCTCGCTGTCCGAGGACGACAACGGAGGCCTGGCCGAGGCGGACATGGCGGACGTG